CGGGCCATGCGCCCGCCCATGCTCCGCATCGCGGCTGCGAGGATCTCCTCGGGATCGTAGTTGATGTCGCGGAAGCTCCTGAGCAGGGCCTCCGGAGCGCGGCGGGTATCGGTGGGAACGGTGGGAAGTTCGGGCAATGGGGTGACCGCAGGCATTGGCCTACTGATCACCGATGTCCGAGGCAGCGTGATCGGGGTGCGAGTCGGCGCTGGCTCCAGAAACTCGAACGTGGGGAACGTAGGTGGCGTGATCGTCACCTTGTCCTCGTAAACGGGAGCTGGCGTCACCGGGGTGGTGGTGACGGCTTCGGTCGGCAAGGTGATCGTGGGACGCGGCGTCTCGGGCTCTGGGACAACAGGCGAGACTCCACCAGGATAGACTACCGCTCCCTCATCCGTTTTGTATGGGGGCTGCGGAGTGGTTGCGTAATCCCAATCACCCTTTTCGTAATTCCACCTATCACCAGTATTGTTGATGATCTCATCGCCATAGTTGGTTCCCGGCATTCCCGGGATCTCTGTTCCAACATTCGACTGTCCGGTCGGGATGTCGATGCGTGATACGGGGGTTGTCGCAGCCATGGGGGTTCTGGCCGGAGCGGTGTTCATCGGCACCCCGAGATTGGGCATCTGGAGTGTGACGGGAGGTTGGAGATCCTCTACTGGGCCGAAAGGGAACACATTCCTGACCGCTGGCGGTGCGGCCATTGCCGGTCGGCGGGGTGGCGCAGGAGGCTGAGACAGATCGACTGGTCCGAGCGTTGACGGCTCGTTAACCATGATCCACTGATCGGTCAACCAATCATAGACGTTGCCGGCATTGTCCTCGAAGAACTCTCCGGGTTTGACGCCAGGAAGTCCGAACGGCTCAAGATCTTGTCCGAGCTTAGCGCCGAAGAGATTCCCTTCCGGTCTGAGTGCCGGATAGATGTATTCTGGCGGCACTTCGCCGACCATTTCAAATGAGTCGGATGCTTCTGCCATAGATCAACCTCCTAGATTGAAACCATTTCTGCCATAAGCAGATCCAAGATTTGCGATGCCTCCGGTGAGTCCTTGGAATATGGCCAACGGAGATCCTGCCTGCGAAGCCTGGAACGCATTCTGGGCGTTCTGTAGAGCGAAGCTGGATCCCAACTGCATGAGCTGACCCGGACCCGCCTGCTGCATTCCCTGCATGAGCTGCGGAGCAGCGAACGGAGAAGCGCCCTGCTGGAGACCACCGAGCTGGGCGGCTTGAGAGACGATCGGTTGGAGTCCCAGGGCGGACTGGATGTTGGCGATGTTCTGCTGGCGACCGGCCTGCTGCTGCTGCTGCTGAGCCATCTGACCCGCGAAGGTCTGCTGCGCCGCCGTGTTTCGCTGGCCGGTGGCAGCGAGGATGTTCTGGAACGCCTCCTGAGCCTGTCGATTGGCGACATCGCTCGTGGTCTGACCGCTCTGGAGTAGGCCAAGAGCTTGCTGACGGCGTTGGATATCTGCGTTGGCGATCGCCTCATTGACAGCGCGGGCTTCGCGGAACGCGGATAGGTTTCCGAGGATGTTGCCGGTGGCGGTTCCACGGGCGCGGGCGGCCTGCTCGGCAGCGCGGATCATCGCAGGATCGAGCGTCCCGGCTTGGGCGAGACCGGCGGCGATCTGGCGCTCGAGATCGCTTCGCATCTGGGCGGCGGAGCCGATATCACGCGGAGCGGTCGGGGTGGCAACGCGCTCGTAGGTGGGGGCGGCGGGAGCGGTTTCCGAAATGGGGGTCTGGCCCACATCCCTGAGAAACTTGGAATACAGCCCCGGTTGAGTGGCATCTCCGTACCGCTCAGGATCAAGAGCTTGAAGCTCAGCTCGGCGCTGTTGGGCGAACCGGGTGCCATACTCCTCAGCGGCTTTGAGCTGGGCAGCGGCCTGTTCAGGGGCAAGGGCTGCAAGGGCGCGAGCGGTCTCCCGGGTGAGATCGATGTCTCCCCTTCCGGTGAAATCTACCGTCCGCTCACCAACAATTTTTCCGGAAGCGTCATAGACTGGATATGTAGCTTCGGTTCCGAGCCTCGAAGCCGTTTCAATGGCTCTGAGGATGGGAAAAGTCTGTGCCTGTGCATAGACCGCTTCCCGGTTTGCCGCCGCCAAGTCTGGTGCCCTGTATGTTCCACCCATATCAAATCCTGTTCATCAGAAGTGTGTGATACCGCTGAAAATCGTACAAACGGGAAACGCCTTTCCGCACCCCTCCCAGCTTTGTGACCTGCGGCGGGCACATGTTCTTCATGGCCAACCACAGGGTTTGCACCGCCAACGGCTTGGTTGTCGCCACCATCTCGATCCATGCGATGTGACCGTCGGGGTAATCGGCGTAAATGTCTTCGGCCTGTTCCGCAGAGTGCAGGAACCGAACGGCTCCTACTCCACAGCATTCGCCATTCTCATCCTGCACGATCCCGATTTGCTTCTTGGCGTTGAAGATGCCGATCCAGTTGAGGATCTGGTCATTGTTCCACGTGGAACAAGTTGGCCACTTCTCCTTCAGCAGCTTGGCAGCGGCGATGATGGTGGGATGCGGCGTCATTGCTGCGGACGAACGGAATCAACGAATCCGGACAGGATCGTGGATTGCAGGGACAGTCTCCCTCCTGTGGTTTCCACCTTGAATTGCAGGGTGTTCCAACGCCCTTGACTGATGAGGTTGTAGGCTTTGAGGAACTTCTGGGAGTTGGTGATCGAGAGGGCGGAATCCAGAGTGGAGAATGTCCCGCTCATGTTCTTGGCCAGCGAGATCGAGGCGGTCGTGTTTGAGGTCGTGTACGGGTTGTCGAAGGCGAACTGGATGCTGTAGCCGATCTTGTCCGGGATGGGCTCGCCTAGGTTGTACGCCTTCGTGATGACCGTGGATGCGTAGTTGGATCCGCCGTCGAGGTAAGCCGATGCCGCAATCGGGTTGGTTCGGCTCCCGGGCAGGTAGTCGTTGAACGACCATACCTGGCCTGCGCCAGCCGCGACCGAGACGATGTCGCCGGCGAACATGAGAACTGGGCCGAGTGTCGAGAACGAGGTGGGAATGAAGTCGTTGACGATCCAGTTGTCCCAGTAGCCGAGCCAGGAGCGGGCCAGCGAGTGGTACACGATGACGGCGTTGTTCTCGTTGAGGGCTCCTTCGAGGGCGATCTGGACAGAGTTCTCGGTGAGCAGGGCGAACTCGGTTTCCGTTCCGAGGATGTATGGCTGATCTGTTACGAGCGGAACCGCCAGCATGTAGCGGTTGTTCCAGAAGACGCCGTCGCAGAGGTCCAGCTTGGTCTTGTTGATCCTGCTGATGAGATCGTTGATTGGGCTGGAGAGTGCGAGACCGATGCTGGTCTGGGTGCCCGCTTGGATCTGCTGGAGGGAGCGGACGCCATCACGGGCGAGGAAGAAGACATCGGGGCCGACGGCTGCGATCGACCGGTGCGACGAGCAACCGATGTTGCCGCTGATGAGGCTGATGGACCAGTCTGCTGGATCCTGTGTGGGATCGGCATCGACGGCCCAGATGGAGCGTTCCTTGAAGACGACGAGTCGGTAGCCGAACCAAGAGTAGAGACCCCTGATTGGATCGCCGTCGCCACCGACCCGGATGGATCCGAGTGGATCCCATGATTCGCCGTCGAGGATGTCCGAGAAGTAGAGGGTGTCTGGCGGGTTTGCGGTATCTGCTGAAGCGCACCAGAGCCTGTTGGTGTGGCTGACGAGGTAGAGCGGCTTGGCGGGAGGCGCGAGCGAGACGTAGGCGACTGCGTGGGCACCGCCGCCACCGCTGATGTTGACGGTAGGAGCCGTGACATACCCGCTGCCAGGATTGGTGATGGTGATTGCTACGAGGTTGCCGTCATTGGCGACGATGGCCTCGGCGGTTGCGGTCGTCCCGCTTGGTGGAGCGGCGATGGTGACAGCAGGGATACCCGAGAGGTTGCTGCCTTGGTTGATGACATCGATGCGGCTGATTTTGCCGGCTGTGACCGATGAGTAGGCGTTTGCTGAAGTGATGTATCTGAGCGACCCGACTCCGTCTGAGTAGAACAGCTTGTCGTTGATCTGCGCGAAGTAGACGTAGGTTGCCGACGAGGACAACGTGGATCCCGAAATGAGGTTGTAGGATGCCGCTGGAGACCCGTAGTAGAGGCTCTTGGTCAACGTGTCATTGACCGCGATGACGAGTCTTTCGGATGCCGCTGTGTCGAAGTAGAATCCGGAGAAGACTGTGGCGTTGGTCGGAAGGTTTGATCCGAAGTAGGAGACGACCGACTCCCAGTTGTCCACGATGTTCTCCCAGTTGCCGGACACGGCGTTGCCTGCGAGCGAAACGGTCCCGACGCGAGTGACGAGGTTTCCGAAGTCGTCGTAGTCCATGTTGATGGCCGACTCCATGCTGGTTGCAGGGATGCCATCTGGACGAGTGGCGGAGATGACGCCTGTGGAGAATGCGGTGCTTCCATCCAGAAGCATCTGGTCATCGAGTGCGTCTGAGGACTGGAAGGGCATCAGAGGATGTCTTGGAAGGTGTAGTCGTAGAGGCTGTCGGGGATGATGCGGCTGATCTGCTGCTGTTGACCGCGCTCCATGTCCTTCATGATGGAGACCTGAGCAGCGCCCTCTTGGTATTTGGCCTGCGCCTTGCCGTACTGGCGCGAGTATTCGAGGAGATCGCCTTCGGTGTAGGCCATGAGGGCGTTCTCGACTCCGCGCAGCTCGAAGTCGCTGTCGTTGGAGATGGCGGTTGCCTCACCGAACTGGCGCATCTGGGACTGCTTCTTTCCGAGGATGAAGAGTGTGCCGTCGGTGTTTGGTGTGGGGACGAGCTTGATGCGCGGGACACCGGCCTCGCCGTAGGAGGCTCCGATGATGCGGACCCAGTTGACGAAGTTGTTTGGGGTGGACTTGCGGGAGTCCACGTTGTTCCAGGTGTTGGGATCGAGCTGGAAGAACGAGACCCATTCTGCGGCTGGGACCTCGATGCCATCGGTTTCGCCGGTGACGGTGAATCGGGCGGCGACCGGGAAGTCGAGGAACATGTTGTAGCCCGACCCGGAGTTGTAGGTGGCGGTGACGGTCTGGTCGAGGGTGACGAGTTCCGTGCCGTTGGTGACTGGGGTGGAGATGACCCCGAGGGTATCGTTCCAGAGGCAGGAGTCCCAGATCATCGAGTAGCGACGGATGCAGAACTTGTTGGCCAGCGCGATGGTGGCCGAGTCTGTGAACGAGAGTTTGTCGCAGGCGGCCTGCGCTACATCGGATGGTTTCATGCGAACTCGATCAGCTCAAAGTGGACCTTGGCTTGGAAGGTGGATCCGTTGTTGCCGAAATAGGACGGGGTTGGGTTCGCGGCGATGGTCACGGATTGGCTTACTCCAACGGTGATCCAGATTTTGAATGTGTGAGAAGATGCCGTAGATGTGAACACCGCTTCTGCGGACACATTTACGGGTGAAGCGTTTCCTCCGTAGACCGATCCGACTCCAATGACATCCGCTGTCGCATAGGGGCTTTTGACTATCCCTGCGTAGAGATAGCCGTCGCTCGACAGTTGCGACGGAATTGAAACCCTGATGATGCACTTGTTACCGACTGTTTTTGGAGTCCAAGTGTAGGTCCAGTCTGAGGTCGAATTTGATAACTGGATTGCTGTTCCGACCCCCGATGTGATTGAGCTTACCTGCCCCGAAATGGAGGTCTTTACGATGTCTTCTGAATAGGCGAATCGGACCTGAGAAACGGATGCAACCGTGGCCGTCTTGAGTGCATTGGATGCGGCCGAATCCCTGAGCAGAAACGTGTCCGCATCGAGAGGGCTGGCTTTGGACGGAAGGTTGTTGATGGTGACCGCACCGGCGGTGACCGTGAGCGAATCACCGGAGGCGTTTCCGACGGTCGTGTTTCCGTTTATGGACAGGTCTCCGGTCAATGTGGAGTTGCCGGCCACATTGAGCGTTCCACCGACCGCCGTGTTGCCCGAGGCGGCTGCGACGGTGAACTTGTTGGTGGCGACCTTGAAGTCCCCTGCTGCATCCAAGGTGCCGGCCACGGCTGTGTTGCCGGAAGCCGATGCCACCGTGAGCTTGTTCGTGGCGACCGCGAAGTCTCCGGTGACACCGAGGGTGGTTCCGACGGTGGCTGCCCCGCTGGTGCTTAGGCTGGAGAGGCTTGTGGCACCGGTGACCCCGAGGGTTCCCAAGACGGCTGTATTGCCGTTGGAAGCATCGACAGTGAACTTGTTGGTATTAACCGCGAAGTTTCCGGTGGAAGAGAGGGTACCTGGGACCGACAGGTTGCCGGTCATGGCCAGAGATCCGAGCGTGGTTGCTCCGGTGATGTTGACTGTCGATTGGAAAGTGGCTGCACCGGTGATGGTTGCTGCCCCGGCGACTGCGAGGGTTCCGGTGCTTGCGACACCGGTGGTGGAGACCTGCAATGCCGAGTTGTTTCCGGCTCCATCGGACACCGCCTTGAGCGTTCCGCTGATGGTCGTATTGTCCTCTGTCTTGAGGATGGACGTGTAGGTAGATGCGACCGTGCTACCTGTGAGTGGAGTTCCCATATCAG